TATGCCATGGTATACTTGTTTTACCTCATGTTGTCTCCTTTCCAACCATGCCTCGGCCCCGCCGTTCTCCTTCGGTGCGATGGGCCGAGGCCAAAAGTTTGGGTCTTCAGCACTTAGCAGTGTGGGCGCTCAACAACGCGCCCGACCTACGTATCCCCGCTTTGCGGCGGGACCATCGGCCACACCAGCCGAGAAACACAAGTTTGCACCAAGAGACCACTGAGCAGCCGCGTGCATAAGACTCAGGTTGAGATGCAACATCGGGACAGGGGTCGGGTAGCCTTCGGTGGCGTACGCCCCCTGTGCCCTCACAGGAGTGTCATGATCATGGACGTAGATGGAGACGAACCGCTCTTCGCCAAGACGAACGAGGAGCTATGTCAACTCGATGCAGATGCCTTGGTGGTAGAGTTTCAGAAGGCAACCTTAAAGATTCGCACGCATAAGTCCAATTCGGCGGCGGCGATAGTCGCAGAGTTTGGGAAGTGATTCTCCCTCGTCTGTGCATAGTGATTGCAGGAGTGGAGGTTGGACAACCCAGCCTCATACGGCGGAAGCCCACATGCAATTGCGCAGAGGTAACGTTGCCTCATGGCCAACTCAACGCCCACGCTGGCTACTCACGCGATACGCAAGAGACCAGTCATTCCTTGGACCCGAGGTTATGGGGGCTATGCAGCATCCCGTCGCATAATTCCAAGCCCTACTGTTGCAACAGGGGGCACGGGAAACATTTACAATAAGAGGTTGAGCGTACACCTACTAAAACGCTCATTACATCTCCGTGGTGATGAACTACGGACCCAAAGCCCTGCTTCCTAATCGGAGGTGGGGCTTTTCTGTGCTCTAAATACCCTGAGGTGGTAAGCATCAGACCTCGCTTTTCTTTGCTCAAAAACGCCGAAGGCGTGGTGAGCCTTGGAGAGTTGTTGTGAATGAACCAGTGCACGACATTTTCGCTGCGTTGTTTGATCCGTATCATGAGACGAACTTTGACGACGCTCTTACGCCGCAGGAAATACAAGCAAGAAAAACCAAATCTAGGAGACTCAGTAATGGAAACCGAATTGAAAGCAGCAGAAGCAGAAGTCGCTAAGGTAGCCGAGGAAGCCAAGGCAGAAGTTGTCAAGGTTGCCGAGGAAGTCAAGGCAGTAGTTGTGCCAGAAGCTAAGAAAGCCACCGTCGCCATCACAGCCGAAGAGAAGTTGATCCTCGCGGAAGCCGAAGTGGAATTCCTGAAGGCGACCATGGAGATTCAACGACTCAGCGCAATTACAGCAGCCAAAGGCAAGGAGTATCAGGCTGCAGTTGACGGCTTTTTGAAGAAGTACGGACTTGACAAGGCCGAGTACATTTTCGACGGCATCAGGAAAGTCTTCACGCCAGTTGCAAAGAAGGCGTAAGGGAGAAGTTGTGGACGAAAACTCAGAAAAGAAACCAGAGGCCCCTGTAGGAAATCCTGCAGGGACTTCTTTGCTTGTGGTGAAAAATCCACTCACTGCGGATGGCGTGCAGACGTACCGCAAAGCCGAAAAAGACTCACTCGGCAGATTTCAGAAGAAAGTAAAACCGCCCATTCCTACAGCAGAGTTCATCCAGAAAAGACGGAAGAGGCTTGCACGTGAGACCGATGGCGTGTCAGAAGACATGGCTATCTTAGAAGAACTCATAGCTTGCATGCACATAGAGGTCGGGTTTGACAACAAGACAGGTCTTGCAGACTCAAAAATGGTAATGGCCAAAGCCAAGGTAGCCGAAACAATCTGGCTATTCACGCATGGAAAACCAGCAACGGCAGAAGCAGACTTAGCAGCGTTGAAGCACTCAGGTGTCGAGTTTGTGTTGGTACAACCTCCAGCGCTGAACACACCTACAGTACAAGCCGTAAAACAGGAGACACCAAAGAGTCCTACGTTTGCAGAAGTTCTCAGCGTAAGAACTGACCCACAGAAATAGAGGCACCTCAGATGCCGAGAAAAGAATCAACGGAAGATAAGGCACGACCAGCGTACCTCTCTGCAGACGGCACGATAGATTTCAACAAAGTCTTTCAGTTTCAGCCGAAGCAGACAGAACTGCTGAGGAACGTATCACGTCATGGGGATGAATTCCACTCAGGCATGACAAAGGTGTACGTTCAACCTGCGGCAACTCAGTGCCTCAGCGTGGGTGGTATCCGTTCAGGAAAAACCTGCGGATGGCTAATGTACTTCGTTCAGAATTATTGCATGGCGTTCAGCCGTTGCGACATTCTAGTTCTACGCCGAACGTTCAAAGAGTTGGAGTCGGGCGCTATCGCAGATTTCAAGACGTTCATGCCAGCGGAACTGTACGACTACGACCAGACTAAGCACGTTGCAACGTTGACCAACGGTTCCCGTGTAGTCTTCGGCCACTGTCAGAACAACAAAGATCGAGACATTGAGCAGTACTTAGGACAAGCATACCCAGCCATTTTGGTTGATGAGGCAGGACAGTTCTCACAAGACGCATGGATGATGTTGTACTCCAGAAACACAATCAACGCCAGTTGCCAACCAGATGAACTCGGCAACTTCCCAATTCCTTGTATCGTGGGTTGCACAAACCCGCTGGGTCCCTTCTACGAATACTACCGCACCATCTTCGTAGAGAAGGAACCATGGATGAAGCCTGAAGAAGCCAAGAAAGACATAGATGGCACGTGGTGGATTCCCGAGGGCGGCGAGTGGCGATGCATATACGACCCGAAGGGTTATGCCAGCCAGCGCTCTACGGTGTTGGACAACGCTGCTCTGCTGAAACGTGATCCCGCTATTCTCACACGCTTGATGAGTTTGCCAAAAGCCAAGCGAGACAAGATGCTGTACGGACTCGACGGACTTGTCGAAGGACAATACTTCGATTGTTGGGACCCGTGGTATCACGTTATCAATCTGCGTGAAGACCCAGACGCCATTATTTGGCAGGATCACCAAGATGTATGGGTGGGACAAGACTGGGGCATGGGCCACGCCAACGCTGCGTACTTCTTTACGAAGGCGCTAGTGCGTTGGTCGAGTACAAAAGCAGATTACAGACTCAAAACGGTGTGTTTTGCTGAGGTCGTAACGACTGGCGGCAAGACGATGAAGGAATTAGCGTCCATTCTGGCAAGCAGAGCACGGTTGCCGAACGGAAAGCAAGTAAAAGTCAAGGCGATTTACTTCTCGCACGAAAAATTCTCTCGTGTGATGGAAGCACGTACGCCTGCGGACGAATACTCAAGAGTTTTACGTGACTTCGGGTTACCGCCAGTGACTCGTGGCACTATGGACCGCATCGGTTCGGCATCTTTGATGTACAACATGATCAAGAACGGCGAATTAGTCGTCCTCGACTCGTGCAAAGACATTATTTTGTCGATTCCGTCGTTGATGCGTGATCCAAAATGCATGGACGATGTTCTAAAAGTCAATGCGAAGGGCGATGACTGCTATGACGGCTTCCGTTTAGGTGTTTATGGTCAGTTAGGCACAAGAAAGAAGCCTGAGGCCGACACCGTACGTGATCAGGCTCTCGAATTAGCGAAAACCGATCCATTTGCAGCACACTTCTACAAAATGAAGAAGGATGCAGAGGCAAAAAACAAAACTGTGTGCTTCCGACCGCCCGAACAGCCAGTTTGGATGGGAAAAGTTCCGCAATAGGAGATGCAATGCTTGCTCGTATACGTTTGGCGTGGTTGATACGAAACATGCGCAAAGACTTAGGCGTCCCTATGAAAAACTGGTGGATATGTCTAGGACTTCCTTACATCTGGACAGGTAAAACACCAAAACTCGGACCCGAGTGGAAAATTTGGGATGGGGAGTGATGCAATGCGATTTTCAGAAAAACTCAGACAGGCGTGGGACGATTTGTTCTATTCCGCGCTAGTTTCTCGTCTCGAAGAGGACTTGCTTCGTGTCCGACAGGATTTCGAAGCAAGAATTCAGGAATATCAGAATATCATTGCTGATGTTCGAGGTGAGAAGGCTGCATTGCAGACAAAACTTGCAATTTTCGAGATTTCCATTCAACAGAAGGTCGGAATTGATCCAAGTCGCATCACACCTCGAAAACCCAGCTTTGCCAGTATGGAAATGCCGCCAATGATGACCAGTTGGCAACACACGGTCGATGAACACGAGAAACTGTTGGCAAAAGAAGTGGCGGAAGAGAAAGCGTCGGCACTTGGCGGCGTAAAGGCGTAAATCATGTACGGAGACGCATGCTGCGAACAAAGCAGCGGAGGAATGGCCATGGAAGACAAAGATAAAGGCAGCTTGCGAAGTTTTGAGGTGGAAATCGCAGATAACGGCTTCGAAATAAGAGCACGGTACGCGCCAAAGAAAAAGACGCTGTCACAACGAAAAGGCTGGATTCCAGAGCCTTATTGTGAGCCGTGTAAGACAGTAGCAACAAGCAAGGCGGATTTGCTCAAGCAACTCGGCACCCTTGTGAAAGATTGCAAAGATTGCAGCAAGTAACGAGGAGATAACCAATGTTTACCGCAAAAGACGGAAAAAAGTTTGGTAGTTCGATGGTTGGCAAGAACTACGACGAGAAACACAGCGAAGACGGCACACACATGCTCGGTGAAGAGTCAAAAGAGGCTGGCATGAAGAAGATGGGCGAAGGCGACAAGAAAGTCGCTCCCAAAGCCCCAACTTCAAACAAGTCGATGAGCCGCACTGATTCCGAAGGCGAAGCCAAGAATTTGCTGGAAGACACCAGCGTAGAGCAGGGTGAGCCAAAGGGAATGAACCAAGAAGAGAATTCTCAGCCAGAAGAGCAAACGGACCCTCAGGACCCTCGTACGGACGAGAACGGTGAAGCCACCAATGAAGATGTAGTGCCTGACGATGTCAAGAGTGACGCCGCAGCGCATGGCCCAGCATCAAAGATCGTTGTGACTCATGATAAGAGCACAGGACGCCACAGTGTGGCATCTGTCCATGCCGATGGTCACATGCACCAATCCATTCACAAGACTGCGCAGGCAGCACACGCTTCCGCGAAACATCTTGGAATGCCGAAGCAAGAACCAGAAGCCCCAGGTGAGTTCGATCACCTTCTAGGTTAAGGAGATAACATGTACACAACCAAGACAGGTGAGAAGTACGGAAGTGCGTTCGTCGGGAAACGCAAGGACCAAGAGCACGCCTCGAAAGACGGCGGGGGAATGCCGAAGATGGATTCCGATTACGAAGCCCCAGGTCAACCCGAACCAAAATCAACTCCCATGGAGCACGGTAGCGATAAGGTGAATGCACCTGCCTCCGATGAGAGCCATGACAATCCACGTGACACAGAAGCAGAAGCTGGCACGCCAAGCGAGGCCGTACAACACCACGGAGTTGCTTCGCAAGTGACGTACACGCACGACCACGACAAGGGTGAGCACACAGTTCACGCCAAGTTTGAAGACGGTCACGAGCACCACGCAGCTTTCACGGACCCCGCACTTGCGTACGAAGCAGGTGGGGAACTGCAGGCCAGCAGCGTAAAGAGACGTACACACCCAGATCAACAGGGCGCAAGTTCCGAAGGCGACAACGACGAAGTTCCGCAGCACGAAGCTGCCGACCTAGTATAAGGAGAACCCATGGCAGCACTGAATTCGTTAGGAAAGCAAGTCTTCATCGGTGACCAAGTTTCTATCATCGCCACGGTCGTTTCTCAAGCAGAGTTCGGCTCTACTAACCCAAGTCAACTGGCTTTGGTTACGTCGGGAACTGTGCTGACGTCAGCAACGTTTGTGCACCAAGGGAACGATGCCAACGCAGTGCAACACTCGAACGACACGTCTAACCCACACTACGCCGTGTCACTAAACGGCAAGAGTTACGGACAGCCAGGAGATTCCTGCACCGTCCTCGGTACGGTCACTGCTATCAGCGGCAACGGGAACACTGCAGCACTGACTGTCAAGTTAGTGTCCAGCGGTTTGATCATCACGGTTCCTGCTGGTGCAACCACGTCGGCCTCTGCGGTTGGCGGCATACAGTAAGGAGTTGCCATGCCGTGGAATGAAGTAATGCATAAGTGGGGAGCAGGAAAACTACACACAGGCTCCAAGACTGGCCCACCAGTAAAATCACAGAAGCAAGCCGTCGCTATCATGCTTTCAGAAAAACGTGCAGCGCAAGGTGGAAAGTCTGAGTACAAGGCTAAAGCACCTGGACTAGGGAGAAAGCGATGATGGGATTAGGGAAAAAGAAAGCCACGTCTACCGAAGCGGCACCGTCACTGGATTCCACAACGATGCCTTCGTGGATGTCAGGTGAAGCACCAATGACAGCGCCCAAGAAAAAGAAGGGTCCCCGAGTGGACTCTGGTGGGCAGTTGTCCAGAGGGAGCATGAAACTCGCATGAGCATAGGATTAGGAAAGCGCACCAAGCTAGACCCATCGCCGCAGCAAGCACCGATGTCTGCTAAGGATCAGAACCCGAGTTCGTTCCGTAGAGTCACGATGGGAATCCGCAAAGGAAGCAACGCCCAAGCCACGAAGAAACGTGGCAACAACGGCGTCAACATTTACTAAGGAGAACTCCCGTGGCAATCGGACATAATTCGCACAAGGTTGACCTTGGTTCACACGGTACGTTCAGTGTGAAGAAGGGTGGTCTCCATGATGCACTTGGTATTCCTCGCAGCAAGACGCTAACTGCCGCCGAGAAGGAACCAAAACCAGGAGACAGTTCGCACGTCAAGCACATGAAGGCGTCAGCCAAAGGCTTCGCCGCAATGCATCACTAGAGAGGCACGGTAAACGACATGGAAACGGATACTTCGACTCCCAGCAATGTTGGGACAGGAATGGAGGGGGCCAAGGGTGGGAGTGATGCACAGCCAGAGAATCCTAACGAGAGTCCTCTTGGCGTTTACGCTCCGTTTCCCTACAGTCCTGAGCCGTTCGCAGAACTCAGCGATGCAGCACGTGGTGCCCTCATTGGTCTCGACAACATAGCAACCAAGACTGACACAGCCGCACGCCGTATGGAAGTAGAGCAAGCGTGGGAAGCGCTGCACTTTGAGCGTGGGTACCAACATCTACTTCGTGGCAAGCAAGGCGGATGGCAACTCCCAGGTGCTGGTACAGGATACAGCGCCAAGGACCAGAAGAACACCGCCTCAATTTACGACACCAACATCTACGGCCCCAAAGGTGACATCATTGTCGCAGCACTAGCACGTGAAGTCCCTAAGGTCGAGTTCTTCCCAGTAAACCCAGAGTACGGCCCAGACAGAGTCGCAAAAGAAGAGGCCGACAGATTCAAAGAGATATGGGCGCGTAACAACAACCTTCACAGTTTGCTCACCGAGTGCGCAAGGATTTTCTGGAATGAAGACCGTGTCCTTATGTGGACGCGCTACGAGTTGAACGGACAGAAGTATGGTTTCGAAGGAGAAACTGAAGTACCAACCGTTCCTGAAGACGTATTCAATGAGCCAGACGCAGAGCCAACGGGACAAGAAGCCCTTGACGACGTACTGGACGCGCAAACATCCGAGGAGCCATCCGAAGAGGAGCCAGAGCCAACCAACGGCGGCGAAGACCTACTCACAGAAGCAGGCAATGCAGGCGACGACAGAAAGCCTCTTGGAAGAGAAGTCACAACCGTACACGGAAAACTGGATCACAAAGTTCCTATCGCTGTTGATACGTTTGACCTCATGCAGTTCGTGCAGTTGTCTCTGGACTTAGACGTAGCGGTAGTTCGTGGTATGTTCCCGTGGATTGCCAGCAAGATCAATCCAGGCACCGATGGGATGTCAGAGACTCAGTTGGACAGAATCGCAAGAGAGAATGTGCGCCAAGCAGTAGTTGGTGCATACGTCACTGGCGACTCTCTGAACCGACACAGCACAGTAAAGTTTTCTTGGTTTAGGCCGTCAATGTTCCTAGACCAATCAGTGAGTGATGAAGCGAAGGCCGAGTTGCTGGAAGCATTCCCTAACGGAGCATTGCTGGCCAGGGCTGGGCAAGAGTACGCTTTCTCACGTAACGAGAGCATGGACGACCACCTTGTTATCGGTCACCCGTGGGCTGGCAAAGGTCAGAACCGCAGAGCCATGGGTACGATGCTCATCTCGATTCAGAAAAGAATCAATGACTGGGTAGATTTGTTGGACGACTTCTTCAAACGAACCGTCCCCAAGAAGTGGATGAACGCTGACGCTTTCGATATGGAAGCGCTCAAGACTCAACCAAACGTCCCAGGAAGCACAGGACCTTTCCTGCCGCAGCCTGGACTCACGTTAGAAGCCCAGTACATCATGGTAGAGCCTACGCCGCAGCCGCAAGCCGCGTTGCCTGACTTTATCAAATGGTTCATCACGAGTTTGTCCGAGGAAATCTCGGGCGCTCTGCCTTCATTGTTCGGTGCCGCAACTGGCGAGAACACGGTAGGCAATGCAGTAATTCAGCGTGACCAAGCATTGCAGCGTGTAGGATGTCCGTGGAATTCAGTACAGGACATGTTTGCAGCCGCAGCGCAACAGGCCGTGAAGTGCGCAGCCGAATGTCGAGATGGTAAGACGATCCGACAGAACATCAAAGGTAAGGGCAACATTGCGGTCAACACCGCAAACTTGCTGGCAGGAAATGTCCTTTGCTATGCAGAGAACAATCCAGCCTTCCCAGAAACTTGGCAACAGAAAGAAGGCAAGTTAAAGGAACTTATCACACAGGGCGCAACCAACCAAGCCTTGAACGCCATCATATTCTCGCCGTCCAACTCAGTTGAAGTTTTGGATGCGCTGCGTATGAAGGGATTCAAAATCCCAGGTGCATCGTCAGCCGCTAAACAGCGTAATGAGTTTGAAGTATTATTGAGGACAGGTCCGCACGACAATCCTCAGTTCCTTCAGATGCAAGACGCCATGAAGCAAGCCACGTCAGGTATGCAGCAGGCTCAACAGACTGGACAACCAGTTCTGCCACAGCATGAAGCCATGGTTGCTCAGTTGGGTCAGGCTATGAAAGCCACCCCGCCGCAAATTAGCACGGTTCCAGTTGCTCAGGACGAGAGTGAAAACCACCTTGTAGAAGCGAACGAGTGTTTCGAGTGGATGAACTCCACAGAGGGACAGAAGTTCCACAGTGGTAATCCACAGCAACAAGCAGGTTACGAGAACGTGCACATGCACTGGTCAGAGCACTTGAAGATGGCCAAGCAGATTGCCGCGCAGAACCAACCGCCTGACAAACCGCCTTCAGAGTCCATCAGCGTAGACGTTAGCAAGATGCCAGCAAGCGTGGCAGTGCAGGCGTTAGCGAAGATGAAAATTCAGGCAACACCTCAGGACTTCGCACAGCAAGCCAACGATCAACTTCAGAGCAAGGTAGCCGCCAAAGCGGTACCAGAGGCGCTGAAGGCACCGAAACAAGCACCACAGCAACAAGGACAGCCGCAACCAGGGCAAGGTGAGCAACCACGTCAATTGAGGAGATAACATGGCCAAGAAGCTGATAGCGTTACTTCAACGCCATGGGGACACAGAGGCGAACGCCGAAAACGTATACCGTTCTCGCCTAGACCCATCCTTAAATGACAAGGGTATAAAGCAAGCCGAAGCAGCGGCCAGAGACATAGCCAAGCATCACGGCAAGGAGATCAAGAAAGTGGTCTCCTCGCCCATGCTTAGGGCTGTGCAGACGGCTGACATCATCGCAGAGAAACTGGGACTGGAAGTGGTTCAGGACAGAAGTCTCATCGCTTGGAATCTGGGGTTCTTGTCTGGGAAGAACAAAGATGTTTACAAAGACATCTTGGACTTCTACATAGACAACCCAGAGAAAGAAATTCCAGAAGGCGAATCACTGGACGAACTCATAACTCGTTTAGAAGAGTACTTCGACAAGGAGTTTAGGAACGAAGATGAACTCGGCGTGTACGTCATGCACAATTCAAATCTGGTAACAGTGGAGAACCTTGTCACTGGCACCAAAGACAGGCGGCAGGAAAGCAGCGAGAAAAGCGTCGAACCAGGGGGCACCATGGGTGTGTATCTGGAAGACGACGGGAAGTACAGCGTGGAAGTTCTCTTCGGCGTAGAAAACAGTGCCGAATACACTTCCTAAGACTCAGGACAAGAACTCAGAAAAACTCAGAAACAAGAAGGACTCAAAATGGCCGAAGATTTAATCGACTTCGCAGCAGCAGAACCCGCTGCCGAAGATACCCCAGCAGTTGAAACAGTTGTCGAGGATGCTCCAGTTGTAGAGGATGCTCCAGTTGTTGAAGACGCACCTGGGAAAGAAACTGAAACACACAACGTAGACGGCTCAGAAAAATCTGCGGAAGAGCAAGAATCATTCAAGACTAAAGCAGCGGCGGCAGCAAAGACTGCGGCCTCCGACAAGCTGATTGACACCAAGGCCACACCAGACAACGTACGCAAGGCCCTAAAAGCCATGCGTGACGCTTCTCCTGCCAATGGCGCGGTAGTCAAGGAACTTCACGGAGCATTTGAACGTTGGAACGCAGCCAAGGCAGTGTTCCCCAATGGCGTTCAAGAGATGCAGGAAGCCAAGGATTTCATCGCCAGTATCGGTGGAACCGAAGGTTACGAGAAGTTGAACAACACGGTTGAAGCTGTCAAGGCATCGGATGAATTACTGTACACCTCCGACCCACAGCTTTGGAAGAACGTAGTCGAAGATATAAAGACCGCTGGACACCCAGAGGCTTTAGGTCAGTTGGCACCGTCGTTCATGTCTACGCTGAAGGAACACGACTCTGAAGCCTACTATGGCGTGACCAAGCCCATATTTTTTGAGGGTTTGATAGAGTCACGCATGGACGGCATGGTTCAGAGCCTGAACAACGCTCTTAACGCCAAGGATGCGGAAGGAAAACCAGCGCCAGACGTTGCGACTCTCAAGGCGTTGATACAGAACCCAGGTGGTTTGACCGAGTGGTTCAAGGGTTTACAGGCAGAAGACGCCAACAAGAAGAAGGTTGTCGAGGACACACCAGAGCGCAAGAAGTTCTTGGCTGAGAAGGCAGAGTTTGAGAAATCCAAAACTGCCGATGGACAAGCCAAGATTAAGGCGTTCGAGGAAAGCGTTGCCACCGATGCGGAGCACTACAACAACCGCACACTCGGCGCGGCATTCGCCCCGTTCTTGAGGATGGCCTACTTCAAAGATTTCCCGCGTGAGACAAAGGTTGACATCGGAAACGGTATCAAGGAACGTCTCTACGCCACACTGAAGGCCGACAAGGGCTATCAGGCTCAGATGGCTGCGTTCTGGAAAAAGGGCAACACCCCAGAGAACAAGGCAGCAATCGCCGTCTATCACAACGGCAAGATTGACTCAATCGCAAACGAAATTGTGACCAAGACGATTCAGACCAAGTACCCAGGCTATGCCAAGGGTGGCTCAGCAGCAGGCCGTGTTGCAGCGGCGGCTGTGAAGAAGACAGCGACTACAACAGCCAGTGCACAATCGGTATCCTCAGGAAAGCCGATTTACGTTGCAACGAGACCTACAAACCTTATTCGGGATGAAGTCAAGATTGGGGAAAGAACGTACTCCTCAAGCGACCTTATCACGATGCAGATTGCTGGACGTGGCTTCGTAAAGGGCACAGATGGCAAAAGTTTCCGACTCGTCACGTGGCGGAAGTAAATACCAAAAAGAAATAGGAGAATACCATGGCATCAGGTACAACCAGAGACGGCAAGCCCGTCCAAGTCGGAGACCAAATCTCCGTTGTAGCAACAGTAACAGCAGTCACAGGTTCAGGAAGCCAAGCATCACTCACGGCTTCTTGCAACGGCGCAGCTGCAAACCCGTTGAGTCCCAACGTTCCGTACAACATTACGGTGCTTGCGACTGACGTGATTGCTTCGCAATCGCTCTAACCCTCGGTATCTCCGTTTGTAAGGCCGAGGACGGGACGGTGGCAGACACGGCTGCTTAACACCGCTCCACCAAATCTATTTTAGGAGGTGTCCCATGGCGAGTACCTTTTAGGAGGTAACTTAACATGCGTACACCAGAACAAAAACTGGAAACAAAACGACGCAAGGCTGCAGAACGCAAGGCGCATCACGAGCGGGTTTTCCGCAAGTATCCGTCCAGCGTTCGCTATGCCAAAGCGAAGTTCAAGAAGGGCAAGAAGCACGTGCCCAAGAAACGCCAGCTACCAAAACTCGGCGTACAGTAGAGTTAGGTGTTCTAGCAACACTAAGGGCCGTGAGAGTCGGCCCACATGCAAGATGGACAGCGGGTCACAGGTCCATGGGCCGAAAGCCTACCCGCACCTTTTAGAATCACCTCGATCTAAACACTATCGAACCCTGAATGACCTCGAAGGTCCCAATTCTCGACACGGGTGAGACGTGGTAAGGAAAAGTAACGACTCAGCACGGGCGGGTAGACACTCAGAAAGTCTACAGCGTACTTTGTTTCAAGGAACTAATCTTTATGGCATTACTAGAGGCTGCTGTTGAAGCAGTCGAATTAGACGCCTTTGCCAAGGAAATTCCTGATCTCGTGTTTCACGGGACCACGGCATATTCCATGTTCAAGGCGGAAGCAACAAAGATTCCTGTGTCCAACCAGTCCAATGCTGGTGGAACGCAGCGTGCATCATTCCGCGTGCCCTTCAGGGTTCAGGCTGGTGCAGCAATCTCGCAAGGAACTGGCAACGCAGATTCAATGCTGCGTGGGTCTGGTTCACAGTGGGCATCGTTCGCCCTGGCACCAGTGTACCTCTTCAACGTTTGCGAAATCTCGTGGTTAGCTCAGGCTTCCACAGACTCCAAGCAGAAGGGGCTATTCGCTGTTAAGGCCCAGGAAATGAAGAACTCACTGGACGCTGCAATGCAGGGAATTGAAGGCTTGATCAACTCGGATGGTTCGGGCATGATCGACCAGATTCCTGCCACGGCAGTCATCGTTCTGGCAGGTGGAGTCCCCGCCGCCCAGACCGCCAGCATCACCCCAGTCAACGTCGCAGTGGCCTTCACCGACCAACAGGTTGTGAAGTTCTACAGCACGGCTGGCGTGCAGAGAGTCGGTGGAGCTACCACAGCTACCATCAGCTACTCTGATGGGCCAAGCAACACCCTGTTCTTCAGCACGGCTCTGCCAACGGACGTGGTCGCAACCGACTACATCGTTGTCAACGGTGCGTCGTACGGGTCTGGAAACTCCATCCTCGGTATCAAGGCTTGGGATGTGAACTCCAACACTGGCACCATCGGTGGTTTGAACCGCAATGCGTATCCTGGCCGCTTGAGCACACCAACCATTAACTTGGGTGGCGCTGCAATCACGCCTGGAATCGCGCAGCGTGCAGAAGTACTATTGGGCCGTGCTCTTGGCCCAGACGCCGACAGCATCAAGTCAGGCATCTGGTACGGTCCTCCTGAGCAAGCATTCGCGCAGTCGAACTTGATGTACAACGTTCAGATTGCCAATGCACAGGAAATCAAGGGAGACAAGACGTTGGACATGTCCAAGAAGTACTTTTCTGACACGTTCGGAGGCAGAAAATATCACAAGTCTTGGACTGCTACGGCATCCAGAATGGACTTGCTGGTTATGGAAAATTGGTACATCGGAGAGTTGAGTCCTCTTGAACTCTACGACTTCGGTGGTGGCAATGTGGTTGCTCCAGTTCCTGACATTGGGACTGTGGGTGGGTCTTACCTTACCTCGCACATGTTTGCCTACAATACCTGCTTCAATCTGGCGAACGCAGCGCCAAGGGCAGGTTTGTACGTCCAGAATGCCGCTGTTCCCACGGTCTAATTGGGACCACTCAACCAGCCCCGTTGCTCTAGACAACGGGGTTCGGTTGTGCTACTATGTAAATAGAGACCAGCGTGACAGCCAACCTCAGGGCAACCGAGCCGAGGATAGAATGACTGAGCAAGCGGGGTTAAAACCAAATAAGAAGGGAGCGCAAGTGGAACGAGTATGTAGTAAATGTGGAACGTCGAAGCTTTTGGATGATAAGCACTTTCAACCAAACGCACGGTATGCAGGAGGCTTTGTAAAGTGGTGCAAGGAATGTCACAAAGGATTTAACAGGAATTGGAGTAGGGAACAAGCAGTAGAAAATCCCGATTTCTGGAAGAACAGAGCATTACAAAAACATCACACAACAATAGAGTGGTATGAAAGCAAAGTGAAGGAACAAGATGGTCACTGCGCTATGTGCCAAGCTGTCACGAGCAAGAACGGAGAGCGTTTGGGAATAGACCACAACCATTCTCACTGCTCTGGTAAATATGGTTGCAGTAAGTGCATACGAGGTTTGTTGTGCAGCACATGCAACGCAGCGTTAGGGTACCTTGAG